GCGGCTGGCTGCTCACTCTTTGCGCGCTCTTTGGGCCACACTTGTTCTCCATTAACCCACAACGTTTCTCCCGGTCCTCTTGTAATATCCATCATACCCTACTCCTTCTTAAATCAAATGCGGTTTTAGCTTAAATTCCTCTTCTTGTCTCTCATATATCTCATACGTAACGCAAACATCCAAACAGTTGTAACGGCGAAGACGATCCATGTTTTTTATGCTCCACCCATGTCCCTCGTCCTTATAATATGGCTGTCTAGTATACTGCCGCGTCATAAACTGGAGTTTATGTGAAAGTTCGGGCCATAGTATATGATGTCGCAATAAGGTATCCTGCACTCTGTCCAGCGAGATACTAAATCCCAAAGCTTCAAAAAACAACGCATCAAAATTGAAGAAGTTCTGTCCCAGTATTGCCTTTCCTCTGAGTAATGTATCCATCTCACGCCAAAGAATTCTATTCTCTCTAGGCTCTTCACGGAATAGATTGAAGGATATGCCATAGTCACTACTGTCCGCCATACCGATTGTAACTGGATACCCTGGGTGTGGAAGAAAGGCGCTTTTCTGTCTAGGATACACCGTTTCGATATCAATAGATAATAGTTTGGATTTCGAGAACCTATCGAAACTTTGCAGTATTTCTGATAGTTGCAAATCTCCATACACAAGCTTCCTTTCTGGAAGAGGCTGTAACGTACCATGTTTTTTCACATGCTCAAGCTCATCGCGGAGTTTTTGAAAATCCACATACGTTGTGATGTTTCTCTCTTGCCAATCGGCGATACACCTGTCCGGGCCATATACAGGCATCATGTAGTGTGGATACGGAAGCATGTCGCTACTCAAAAGAGAGCCTGCGTTTTTCTGAAGTTGGCCTTTGTATATGTCGGCGTCTTTTTTGTTTCTCAGCTCTGAGAGAAAGAAATTTCCTACTTCGTTGACGGCGAGTATCAGAGGTGGCTGCCAGTGTTTAAGCTCGTTCTCTACGATGATAAAATCCTGCGGCCTATCCGTGTCTGGACGACGGCAGCAGCAGTAGCAGTTGTTAATGTCTAGTCCCGCTTCTCGTAGCATCTTCTCATACACAAAACCCATACCGCCACTGAGCAGAACACGCGCCTTCTCGTCAGAAGGATATGGACGCTCTAAAACAATCCATATCTTCGCCGAAGGATTACCACGATTTGCTATGAAGGGCATATTACTTTCCTGTCAAATAACGAAATGAACTATCAATAGCTCTGCAAAGTTTACATTCACGACTACCTTTTGGATTTATATAAGTATTTAATTCAGTATATTCATGGCCTACTGGACAGTGAGTTTTTGAACTGTTAAAATGATTCCCTGCTTCAATACAATCTGTTACATTCTCTGCTTGTGTGCCACAGTACAAGTGATCTGGATTGAAACATCTTGGAGAGCGACATTCTTTCGTGTGATTTACGTTCATGTCGATTTTAAATTCTTCAGGTTTAAAAAATTTCATGCTCAATCTATGAACTCTCCAAGTTTCACCTTCAAAACCCATTGCTCCATAACCATTTTTAAATAACGCACCAGTCCATAACCAACAATTATTAGTTGTGATAATACGTTTTGCTAACATTCGAGATTTAGCTTTTTCAAGACTTTGCATATACCATATCTCCTACAAGTATTTGTCTTTAATATCCCGCAGCCAAAAAAGCTGCTTAACAGAAACATACTCGCCGTGAGACATAGTGCCGATAAAGCGCGCTTCTATCTCTGTGAATGAGAACTGTCTCGTCGCTAGAGAGTTGGTTATGATAGTAAGAATCCTATCCGCCTCAGCGCGGCGTTCGTCTGTAGTGAGAGTACATTCACTTAGCTCGTGGTAGGTCATTTTACCTCCTAAAAATGGGGGCATCTCAGCCCCCACTTAGATTAGTTAATACGTTCTTTACTACGACTTCTTAATCAAGTTAGTGCTGTGCTTTTCAGTGCATCCCGCCACGGCGCATTTAAACTGCCGCACTTCGTTCTTGGCGCGATAGCTTTTACCATCTGCACCTACAGAAGCAGGAATCTCAGCAAGCTCCACTTCCATTGTCTTATTCGCCATCGGGCCAAGATACTTCCACGTGGTAGGATCAGCATTCGGATCATCTGCTCCCTCGAAAACACCGGGCAGTGTGTAATCTGCTTTATCCGTCCCGGCGTTCTCGTTCTGCACTTCTTCCATCTGAAGCCCCATAGCATGAACAAAATCCTGCCACATGAACGCCATCTTGGTATTCATGCCTACGAAAATACGACGATTTTCATACTCCGCAGGGCTAATGATAGACAGCTCAGCGTTGAGAGAAACACTCTCGCCATTTGCTGCCTTCTTGGGTTTGAATTGCTTAAACTGAAGCGTGTACCAACCCGCTGGTACTGGCGGTGCGCCGCTTAGTTCCTCTTTGTTAAAAGCCATCTGAAATGCCATAACGGTATTGCTCCTTTTCGCTTTTTGGGTTAGTGTTTTGGTAAAAGTGTTGTGGCCTTGGTAGCCATGTCTAAAGCTTCTTGGTAATTATTAGAACAAAAAGCTTTTTCATCTGTGTGCCAAGTCCAATGCGCATAAACACAAGTAGCAGTATTATTACCTGAACTACCTAGGTAATAATAATCCACATTATGCGGAGCGCATAGCGCAAACATTCCTAGAGTTACAGCTAGGAACACCGCAAAAATAAATAAAGCTACTGCAAACTGATCGCTGTCCCAATCTAAAGGATTCACTTACTCACTCCTTGCTGTGCTCTATTCGCCTTGTGTTTTGCAATCATTGCAAGCAAGTCCGGTTTTTCCTCTGCATCAATCATTAAAGTAGTAGAGGCCAACACGTCCCAATTTGGCTTGCAAATTACTTTGTAGTTCTTATTTCCGTCAACTGTGATACGATAAACTTCGTTAAAGAGACTGAGACTGTTTTGAAGATACTGCGGATCAGTCGTAACGAGTCCTGTGAATTTTGTTTCCGTCGCCGTACTTTCTGTACGATCTTTTTCATCTTTCTCGTGAAACACGAAGATAAGATTAACTCCAAGCGTGCTGAATTCAGCAATCAAGTACTCAATATAACGCTGAATACCGTTAATAACATCCCAGCTATTACGAATCCTCATGCTGGTGCTATTGCCAACCCGAATCGTTCTTGCTAACTTTGGATCTTGACGAAAGATTTCTTCTTCCATAGCACGATTCATATACGTTACTGAATCAAAGATAACCGTCGCCGGGAGAGGAAGCTTTTTGATCTTGTTTGCTTTCATCACGGAAAGATCACCCTCTACGTCTAACATGGTAGGACGGCTTAGGATAAACAAACCCTCCTTACCCGCAAGAGATTCAGCGCGATCATCAAAGTCATACACTCTCGCCGGTTTCGGTGCTGTCGCGGCGAAAGTGCTTTTACCTGTTTTTGCTTTTCCGAGCAGCGCTATTTTTAAAAACTCATGCGCTTCTATGTCCTCGGACTTTTCTCCCTTCATACCAGAGAAAGGATTAGGAAGTGTCGAAGTGCTCATATTAGAACCTCCTGTTTAAGTCTTGAAGTTCTGGAAATTCATCACTAGCATCTACTTCTACTTGCACAACATAACGTGTGCCGGGTCGATCAAGAATATGAGCGTAGGAATTATTCAGCAACTCTTTAACTGTCCTGTCAATAACTGCTAGATTCATTTCAGAGCCAGGAGTATCAAAACTGTCTTCATCCACTAGAATCTCTGCGAGTTTTCTTATCTTAAGCATGTCGAAGTGTTCTCCTTTACGCTGGTTTCTTTGTGCTTCCAGCAGTGTTAGTAATAGACGCTTCTGTTGTAGCCGCAGGCGCTTGTGCTATAGCTTCCGCATCCGTCTCTGCTTTCGCCGCGTCTACAGCATCTTGCTGGTTTTCAAGCTGCGCATGACGATAGCAAAGTTGATACTCTGTCTTATCCACTGTCTCCATCGTGTCTTTTCCTATTGGAGAGGTTATTTTCTGGATAATAACTTGCACATCACCAGCGCGCCAGCATTGTAACTTGTTAGGAAGCATCGCCGAGCATTTACCGATAACGGCACTTGCTATCTGTGAAAGCGGCGTGTACGTTTTTGTTACGTTTTCTGTCATTTAAATCTCCTCTGTGTTCCAGATTTTAACTTGTACGAAAGCATTGTTTAGTGTAGCTTGTACTCCATCCGCGGAGCCTTGTCTACAAACGTTGAAATACGGACATTGTAGATGCATCCAGTTCTGACAAACTTGAGTGTTTCTTTGTGGCGGAAGTCCTAGAGCATAAGATTCCATGTCTCTATAAAGACTCTCGCACGTTAAATACATTCGCTTCTGATATTGCTCAAGCTGATAAACTGTTTTACGGATCGCTATTCTTAAGAAACGCTCATTTGCATTTGCTTTTGGCTCTTTGCAAATTAGATTCATAAGAATCTTAGTGCAATCTCGTTTTAGAATCTGCTCTTCTGAGATAAACTGCGGAAGTACAGTTTTGAGAGCGTAGATATAACCTGTTGGTCCTTCCTCAGTCTCAAACTTCAAACCCGGCTCGCCGCGGAAAGTACCCATTGTCTTATGATCCATCGGACAGATGAAATAACCATCGTCCACGATCAAATCCATGCGGCCCGCGAGATAATACTCGCGATCTTCTCCAAGAGAGATAGGCACTTCCAAATTGCGGCCAAACGCTATTTCCGTTCCTAACACTCTTAGTTTCTCATTCTGCGCGCTCATCAGCGTCGTATACTGTACCAACAACCCTACAAACCCATGCAGTCCACCAATCTTCTGATACTCCTTATGATCCGCGAGAACATCCATCTCCTGCTCGTGCCAAGCCGCGCAAGCGCGTTCGGTGCAGAATTTAATAGCGTCAAAGTTTGGCTCTCTAAAAGAGAGATAATACTCTTCAAGCATCTTGTGGAGAATAATACCAAACTCAAGGAACCAGTTTCTTGATACTCCAGAAACATTAATTCCTTTCATTCGCCATCCTTCTACGTGAGCGTGAATGAAGTGCTGCGGGCACGCTCTGTAGGTGGACATAAGATGGTTGTCTACTATCATTATTATCTTCCCCTTGGCCTCGTCATAATACATCCAAGGGAGCTTTGCGCGAGTTAGAAACTCTACTAGTTCGACACTCGGTTTATTCACTTGATACTCCTTGTCTAAAAATGTTTTTAAAGCTGTAGGCGTCTCACCTATTTTATAAGGCGAGCCTCTGAGTACACTCACTTCTTAATCGCCTTCAGAATATCCTGAATGTTCATACCCTTCGCCATCATCGAAGCTAAGATAGCCGCCGCGCTTTCGGCGCTTTTGTTCTTCGAGACAACTCTCGTTTTCTTAACCGTCGTCGTAGTACCTTCATGCACTGTCGTTGTGCTCGGCGTTGGTATGTTAACCTTTATGCCCGCATACCGATGCATCTTCTCATTCCGTCGGCGCTCACTCTCAGCCATCATTAGTGAGCAGATATTCCTATGATACTCAATCGCCATGTCAAGCTCTACATCAGCGAGTTCGCTGATTTTACGCTGAGCAAACAGCCAATCGAGTCCATCAATCTTGATCTCTCTAGCACGTCGGCGGTAAAAGCTAGTCACGCCTGTTTCATCATTCTTGTGCTCATATGTCTTAGTGATCTGGCTTTTCGCAATGCTAATCTCAGACATACAGTTCACACAATACTGTGCGTCTATGTTTGAGGCGAAGTGGAAACAGAATGCTTGTTCACAGCGGGCACACTTAATCACGCTCTTTGTTGTAAGATTAAGCTCCAGACACACTTCACACATAAGATGCGCAATATGTACTTCTTCAGGTTCTGCATTTTGTGGGAGTGGTAAAGGAATATCTGTAGCGGCGGCTTCTTCTGCGGTTATCAGCTCTGGCGTATCATCTGGAGTAGGAATAAAAACTTCCTCTTCCTCTTGATCGCCTACAAACACATCTTCGTTCTCAACATCTGACATAAAGCTCCTGACGCTCGCGTAGCGAGGACTGCTTTTAAGCTGCGTTTTGATTTTGTGGGGATGTTTTCAGAGGCTTAACTTCTGGAATTTTCCCGTCGATTGCTAATTGAAGAAGTTTTCGTATTAGAGCGGATTTGCTAGTATACGCCGGAAATCTGGTCTTTACAGCCTCCTCTTGCGTGCGGAGGATGCGAACGGTCGTTGCGACGGTCAAATCGTTCCAGTGGGCCATTTCTCTTTTTTCCTTTTTATTACACTGACGTTTTACTTCTATTTCAAATTCTCTGTGCTCTGAACGCCATTTAGGAAGAATTCCACGTTCTTTGAAATCACTCATATTATCCATATGAGTTCCACAATAAAGATGTCTTACGTTATAACAACTTGGGTTATCACATTTATGATTAACCTGAGGAAACTTCTCAAATTCTTTTGGCTTATATAAAGCCATTATCAATCTGTGAACTGCCCATCTTTTTCCTTTGAATTGAATTAATCCGTATCCCTCAATTGTCTTATTACCGTGCCATTCTACACAAGCATCGTAGTCGTTAGTATTAAACATTTCCAATAAACTGAACGCCATTGATGCCCTCTACTTTCAAGACTAACACGCCGTATACGGAAAGTCAATAGGGTTAACCCCTTTATTTTCAAGGGGTTGCCCATTTGAGGGTTTGAGCTTGCATTTCATATTATGAGTTCCACCACTTAACATCTTGCTCTCTTCGTGTTATGAGTCCTTTTAGCTCTCTCCCATGTGCATCGTGTATGTAATGCATCATAGTAACAGGAGCGTTCGTCAGTCCGAAAGACTGAATTGCTTTAACCGCACCGTAGCCTACGTTATAAGCTATGTCGATTAAAGCATCTACTTGTCCTTGTGTTAGGCTTGGAATATCAAGCGAGTTAATGAACTTTACACGCGGCGCTAGGTCTTGCTCAAAAAGCCTGTCACAGCCTCCTTGAGAAAGACCATACTTGAACACGCCAACTTGTATATCAAAATGAGTTACTTTATGCCCATAGCCTATAGTGCTTATACCGCCACTATCTTCATACGGCATGAACATTTGCAGTTCGTCATTCCACTCAGCGCAGCCTTCTTTTGATTTTATGAAGGCTATTAGAGTTGGGGATGGTATGTAGTTAGTCATAATGCTGTATCTTCCTCCTGCTCTCTAGCTTGTATCTCATAGTTATAATGAGCACGAGCTATAGCTTCTGATTCCGCTCCCTCGTCGTAAACACGCTGAGCGAGAGTATCCTCTTCCTCAAAATCAATTTCTTTGTCGTTTCCGCTAAAGATGCTCATTGTCTCTCCTCCGGTGTGTCAAAATCAGAGTTATAGATGTTAAGAAGTTGCCTGGCATCTCTAGCTGAAATAAGATTATTAGCATACATCTTGATAATATCTCGCGAAGTGGAGTTAGTAATTCTTGCCCCACAAATCCATTGCCAGAAAGTTATTTTTCTGGGTTCTTTACTGTATAGCATACTGCCTCCTTATCATCTCATTCTGTATCAGAATCGTTGCTATGTCATTTGTGCTCACAAACGCACTATGAGCACGCTTCACAGTATCAGAACCGGCGATCTTGTACAAATAATCTCCCGCTCCAAGCAACGCCTCAGCGCCATTCTCATCGAGAATAACTCTGCTATCTGCTTGTGTAGGAAGCTTAAACGACACACGCGCCGGGAAGTTTGTTTTAATACGTCCAGGAAGAATGTCCACGGATGGACGTTGTGTAGCGAGTATTAAGTGCACACCTGCTGCGCGGCTGATCTGTGCTATCTGCTGCACCAAATCCATAATCGCCGGTGGACGCTCTGACTTTTTCAGCTGTACTAAAATCGCGTTATCCTGATCTAGAACATCCGCTAACTCGTCCATGATTAGGATTTTGTACTTCATTGGCTTATTCTTCCCGAAGCCTGTATTCCACTCGCGGATATTACGTGCTAAGCCACTCATCTCTGTATTCCGAAGACGTACATCCGAGAGAAGCATTAGAAGCGCCGCTCTCAAGTCCTCGATATTAGAGATAACATACTTAACATGCTCTAAGCCTTTGAACATAACTAAGTCCAAATTCTTAGTATCCACAAGTACCAGCTCAAGCTCCTCAGGAGCCAAAAAGAGCGCAAGCGAGCAGATAAGTTGTGCAGTGTAGACGGATTTTCCGCTACCAGTCGCTCCAGAAATAAGCAAATGCGGTTGTGCAGCCAAGTCAGCATATACGTGCGCCCCTGAAGTGGATTGGCCCATTAAAAGAGGCAGTTGCATCTGCTTTGTCTCCGGGCTGGTTAACATTGTGTGCAGACAAGCATCAAACTGTATCGTTTGACGGTCCGCACGTGGAACTGCAAGAGCTATCTCTCCGAGAGCGCGCTCGATACGCACGCTCTCGACTGCTAGTGTACCAGCGATTTCTTCTTCTTTGTTTAAAACGCTGGAAAACTTCCCGTCGCCTAGTGGCTTGAAGTAGAAAGTGTTTACTACTGGGCCACTTACTAAGCGTGTGAATTGCGCCGGAAAGCTTAGGACAAGTAGCTTGCGTGTTAGGAGAGCTACCTGCTGCTGTACTAGCGGCGTGTACTGAGAGAGAAGCTCGGCGTGTTTCTTAGCTGCTTCTGTGGGGAGCATTTAAATCTTCCTCCATGTCAGCGATGAAAAATTTCAATCGCTTTATTACGTCAGGTTCAAGATAGATAGTATTTTGAGCGTTCTCAAGGATGTGACTGTCGGTAGTTAGTATAACGTACTCACGACAAATATTATCCATTTGCGCATAAACACCATCTCCTAAATAACGAGGTTTTATCATAGCTTTTCCCCTCTCTCAAGAGCAGCACGAAAGCTTCCAGACGTAAGCTGTAGTCTGTTAACCGGCGCGAGATACTTAAATGCTGTCTTGAAGTTAACCTTCTGCGGATCAAACACCATGAAGAATCCACCAGTTTGATCGCTCAGATACTTGAGCAAATCTCGCTGTCTCTGGGTATAATCTGCTGCTGGTCCAAAAAAGATAGTATCAATCGGAATACACTTCTCGCCGCCGAATCTTTTAGCGAGATCAATAATCACATCAGCGCTACGTCTCCATGTGTCAGCGTCAGAGCCCCAATATCCTTGAAGTTCTGTGCTTTCTTCTGCTTCAAGCTTATCCGTCGGAGAACCGTCTGTGAAAACAACCATGCGCGTTAAGAGCGGCGATTCTTTCATCGCTTTTAGCATGGTATTAAACATAGGCGTACCGCCTAGAACAAGATTAGCTTCTTCCACATCAGCACCGAGAGCGGGTAGATCGCTTCGCAGCACCGTATTCCAAGCAGTTGTACACATAAAATGTACAGCCACTGCTGTTTGGTTAGGAATGCAGTTTCTTAGGAATTCTACAACTCCGTTCTTTGCATTCTCAATCTCACCGCTCATAGAGCCGCTGTCATCAAAGACAATGCGGATACGATCAGCACACTCAGCGGCGGGTATGTACTTCATTATAGCCGAAGCACTCTCGCCGCTTCCTAAAGCTTTAGCGCCGGTAGATGCGGCTTTGGCAGCTTCTATAGCTGCTTTCTTCGCATCTACACTGCTAGAGCTTTTAAAGTTCCCTACTTGAAAGGCCATGCGTTTTCTCCTTATGTTACATACAACTGCCAGTACATATTTAATTCTGACATTTTACTTCCATCCCCTGAGTTACGATCAGGATGCAGCCTCATAGCCGCAGCGCGGTAAAGCTTCTTCAGCGCGGCTTGCTCTCCCGGAAGTGCTTGAACTTCTAAAATATCCATAAGCTTAGAAGCAAGCTGTTCTTTACTCAAAGCTATCTGGCCGCCTAACGGTGCTGTGTTATAGAAGAAATCCTCAGGACGCACAGGCTTCTTTGGTAGCTTGTTTAAATCAAAGCTTCTTTGCGTAGCAAGCGCCGCTAAGTCTACTACTTCTTTGAAGATAACGCCACCGAGAGATACTGTAACTTTCTCTATCGAATCAAGCGTTTTCTCTCCCCATTCTGCACCGATGTAGCTCCAGATATAGGTAGCAGGATCGTAGCTACGAAGCGCTACTGGGGGTACTTTTAAAATCGGGTTAATAAGCTGAAACTTGGTATTCTCTGCGGCTTGCTTAAACGCCACAGCCCAATAAGTAGGATAGCTTGTTAACTTAAGCTCAGTTAAAACAATCTGTCCTTTTGCGTCTTTGTGATGCTCGAAAAAGACGTACATACACGTATCCTGTTGCCTTCCTGAGGCGACGCCTCTAATGAAGTTGGTTGTGGTTATGAGGGCGGGCAGATTTATTGTCTCGTTTAAAGTACGGGCCTTGGACCCCCGTACTCCCGCCTCTTTGTTGGAGTATTATACTCCTAGAGTATTAGTCGCGCTTGCGCGCTTAACAGCCCCGCCACGTGAAGGCTACTCTGTAGGGCCAAGGGGACTTACACCAGTTAGAATCCACTGGATGCCCCTGTTATTATGCCGCTTCCTCCTGTGAAGCGCCAGCTTGTTCTGCCGATTTTGCAGCGGCCAGAGCCAACAGAATCGGCTCCTGCTTCTCTGGTGTATCCAACCCCATAGCAACAAGATTCTTAATGAGCTTATCCAGATCAGTAAGGCTCTTGCGGCTCGGTGCTTCGTTGATGCTATACTCTCCAGCATCTCCCACGCCAGTGCGAAGATCAATCGTGTTCTGATTGAACAACGGTGTAGGCTCCGGCTTTCCCTCTTCGAGCGCCGTCATAGCACCATTCGCCTTGGCATTCATCACGTAGTTAAGACCACACTGCGTGATATAAAGCTGCTGTGTCTTGTCAGGAACAAGCGCATCAAAAGCCGCAATGTCCTTGAGCTGGTAACGAGTAAACTCGTTCTCGTTGAAGAGCGTCCACAGAGGATTACCCTCTTTGTCCTTCGCATCCTCAAGCTTCTGCCAGTTAACAGAAAGTCCAGTCTTCGGGTCTTTCTTGTCTGCTTCTGCTTGAGACTTGATCTTCTCGATAACGGTTTTTCCGTCCTTATCCGTACCGAGTTGAACGTATGCGCGGTAGGTTACTTTCTCTGTCGAGAGAGCACCCGTGTCTACTGGTGATAACGTTGCTGTAGCCATTTTTTGTCTACTCCTTGCGGCGTTGCCGCGTTTTAGATTTAACTGCATACTACGTTAGTTGCTTTGCAAAGCATTTCTCCTCTTGGAGAACAGAGTCTAGGAGCTTTGCTCCCCTACTCTCTAGGCTCCTAGCTAGGATGGGATTACGTTTTTCACTGAGGAGGAGAAAGTATAAGGCCCAGTCGCCAGACATAAACCTTATACAAAGAGTTCCCAAGTGTTGACCATTCCTACGGTAGGAGCCTAGAGAGTATATCTACGTTGTTTACAGCCCCGGCGTAGATAAACTCCCTGTTCAGCATTACCTGAACTATTACATATTCACCTCCAATGTCAGCATTGACATTTTTCTGTTTACGTTTCGATTATGCACTTTTTACATTACCCGGACCAGAGGGTACTTAAATACCAAGTTCGGCATTTAAGAGCGTTTGGATTTGTTGTTTTGTAATCCCATTCACGCTCAGTAATGTTCCTACCAGCATATCGGCGTTGTCAAATATATCCGCGATACACTGAGCGGCGAGTGTGTTTGTTTGAGGATTCAGATAGTACGCTTTGTCTTCTGCATCCTCAACTTCGATTTCTAGAGAGAAAGAGATTGATATTTTCTCAGCGGGCATTTTGAAGCTCCCATTGTTGAATTATACGCCGCGCAAGGGCGGGTTGTCAAGGGCTAAGTTAATGGTTCTGCGGCAGTTTTGCCTAAAACTTGTTCGATTTCAGGCTTAATTTCAGCGGCGGGAGGGTTGCGAAATGAGAGTTTATACTCAGTGAGAAGATAATGTACAAACTCTTTGCGTGCTTTTGTAGAGACATAATCAGAGATTTCTCTGTTTATATCATCTTCGATTTTAGAAGCAATTTCCATCTCCTCATTTGTGATAGGAGTTGCTTCTACTATCTTTCCTTCTATAGTCATTACGTACATACTGTTTCTCCTTTTCAAGCTTCTGGAACCTCATCCAACGTAGCGAGAATTGGCGCACATTCCCATTCTACTATATCTTCATTATACGCTGGTTCAAGTCTACCTGGTATATAACACTCTTCTACTCTGCGTATACCAGTCACTACACGTTTACATACCTCTTCACGAGCGCCGTTGTAATCTATCATCAGGTTATGTTCTTCGCCGTCTGCGTCGAAGTATGGGATGTAGATACGAAGATAGAATCTGTCTTCGTAATAGTTCTTTTCTTTCTTAACTCCGTGTGACAAAGCAAGAAGTTTAAATCCTGCTATGTTAACTCTGTATACATCTGGACATGGGATGCTAGGAGGCTCGACTTCTGGATGAGCCTCTACAAATGCTGCTAATGCACGAACTGCATTAGCATATGTAGTACATGCTTTTTGATTTTCTTCTGACATTTATTTTCTCCTTTTAGAGGCTTTCACCTCTCTTCCCTGTAGGAACATAGACAAAGTGGCCACTTTCTATGTTCATATGCTATATAACTTAACAGGTCATCGCTATAGTGCTCGCTATTAAGTTAGCTACTACAGGGAAGAGAACCGAAGTTCTCTACGGTTTCGCCGTGTGTAAAGATGCTAAGTTTTGTGCTAAGAAAGAATGCACACAAGCTTCTCCACAAAGCACGTCATAACTAAACTCATTCAACATAACTACATCTAATGGTTGAAGATTTATGTTCTTTGTACCTTTTGTAGCCATATACCAATGATTCGTCTGAAGCTTCTCAACTCCACACTGGTCACAACTTACTTTCACAGAGATACCCATCTCTTAATCCTTTCTGGCGAGCAAGTCCGCCGTAATCGCAGTAGCGATGTTAATTCTGATCGAGCCTATCCGCGCAGAGCGCGAAAGCACTCAATAGGAGAGTAGTGCCAGGTGTGAGAGAATGTAAGTATTATAATCTGTAAGCTCTCATCTGTCTACTCCCCTATTCAGTGCTTCGTTTACGGCTTGGCACACACTAGAATAATTGACTGGTAGATCATTCTAATGCGGCCAAGCCGCCTACGGCTAAAAGCTATTACTTCACGCCAAGCTGCGGCGCAACAGCAATAGCTTCATTCGTAAAACAAAGCTTTTCATCCTCTGAGCAGGATTTCCAAAACTCTGTCATTTCCTGCATTCCAACTTTCTTCTCAGAGCCTTCGTCGATAAACTTCTTCACGATAACCACACTTCCCTTTTCCATTTTGTTTCTCCTTTTGCTTCGGTTATTACAACATTAAAACTCTTATGCCACCTGCCCGCCTACGGCGTTAGAACTTCTGTAGCATCAGCATTGCTATCAGAATCATCCACGCGTAAATCATTAGTATCCTAAATGCAAACTTCAGAAACGGTGCTAACTCAAGCAGAAACTCAATAACATCATTGAGTGTGATTGGTTGTGTATCCACTACGAATGCGAGTGGATAATCCTTGTCTGGCATATCCAGAGTCCTAATACGTCCTCTGTTATCTGTATAGTGGATCATGCTTTCTCCTTTTTAAAACTCAAAATCACCGCTAAACGGGTCTTGTTCTGTTCCTGTCATAAACTTTGCTTTAGTACTTGCAGGTTCTTTTTTTACAGCTTTCTCAGTTTTGTAGTTATCTTTCACAAGCTCATCATACAATCTTTTCATTTCAGGATTAGCCTCAATCTCAGCCATAGCTTTATCTTGAGCATTATGTGCCATAATATCCTTCATGCTCATAGGAACTTGTATTCCAGCTATCTGAGCTAGAGACAATGCTGATATGTCAATATTCTTCGCTTTAAACGTAGCAATCACATGAGCTTTAGCATACTCATCACGTGCTTTGTAAAAAGCCTGACACACAAGAGAGTGCTGTTCATGAAAATCATGATACTTTAAACGCTCTTGCGGATTGGTAGATTTTTTGTATATCTTTCTGTACTTAATATCCAAAGCGCATGATGCTTTATACTCCATCAGTGCTTGCACATATACCGCATGTGCTTCTGGATCAACATTCTGTACAGCTTTAGGAAAAGCCATCTGAATAACTCCTTCACAGCTTCTCTAATTCTAACACTCTATCAGAGAGCGTGTCAAGCGGCTAATGTCTTATGGTGGCATTGCTCGATGGTTTGAATATTGGGAAGTCTTTGATTCTAAAGACTTTTCTCGCATGGTCCCCCCTATAGGTCATCCATGTGAATTTTCTTTTGACCCCTTCCCTCCAAGGGCGGGTCGACTTGTGCATTCTAGATCAGGAACGAGAGAGCTGTTTTGAGAGTGTTCTTATAGTAGAATATTTTTATATATATATATATTTATTTTTTTTTTTTTCTTATAATACTCATACTATCTCAAACTCTCATAACTTGAAATGCACGCCTCGCCTCGCCCCCGCGAAGGGGCGCTTGAAAGAGAAAAGTCGATGACGACCTATACGGGGGAGCCAAGGCTAAATCCTTTAAAGAGAGAGAGATGCTGATATCCAAACCATCCTTCAATGTCACCATATCCCTTTACAGAGAGAAAGAGAACGCGCCTGCGGCGAGAACGCTCTTACACTCTGTAAAAAGCTAGGAGCAGCTATGGTAGCCTGCTCCCTGTGCTTTTACCGCATCCAGTTTTTCTCTTGCACTCCAAGATGCGCGTACAGTATTCCGAGTAGTTTCGAAGCCGTAGCAGACTCATACGTTTTGTTCGTCACATCGCGTATGCGCTTGCCGACTTCATTCTGTAGTTCCGGCTTCAAAGCATCGAAGTCAGCCTTGATCAGATTCAGGCTAATCTCTTTCGCCGCTGTGCCGATACCGCGAACCAGACCGGCAAGGTGATCACCTACCGTGCTGATTGTCTCACGATCAATGATGCTGTTTGCCGTGCTCTTCAGATCAGCATAGAAGCACGCTTCATCCGGTGAGCAGTTAAATTCAGCCATTGCCAAAGCAACGTCCACACTGTGAGCCACTCGCCATGCTTTCGTATAGCGTCCGGTGAGTGCCACTAGTTCAGTGATTGCAAGCTTTATGAATGGGTTAAAAGGAACAGCCTGTTCCGTTGACTCGATGGCTTCATTCGCTACTGGCGAATTGTGATTCTGGTTTGACATACATTCTCCTAAACTACAGTAACTCGAATTGACTGCGTTGCGTAACCTTTGGCTGCTCTCAGCCAAACTCTGTCAATGGCATCAGGAAACATTGCCATCATAACTTCGCTGCGTCGCATGATAGCTACAACATCAGAAGGATTCGAACTAACAGCACGTGAGTCGCATCCAATCCGTGAGTTATCAGGCGCAAAGTATGTACGCTCAATTGGGTCGGCAGTCTCACGCAGTAACTTACCTGCATCAGCCTTGCGGCCACGCTTTAGATGCGTAATTGGTATCGTTGTTACTTCAAAACTTGTAGCCATCTGTTACTCCTCGTAACACATTAGATAATACGCGGTACACAAGAAGAATAGCATACTTCTGCTTTATATGCTGAGATTATTTAAGCATACGATAAGCATACGTTAGCGTTTATACTCACATGAGTCTATGAGTATATGAGTATGGCCATCCTACACGCTGCTTGGTCCCAGTACCTATATGAGTATATACTCATCCGCCTCAAAAAAATAAAAATAAAAAAGAATTGGGGGGGACGTCCCTACTAAATTTTTTCAAAAATGTATAGAAGTGGATATACTATATGTAGCTACAAAGACAGTATGAGAAGCTGCTTTGACGCAGCGGGCCGCCGAGCGTATACGCGGGTATACAGGGTATTTTAAGGGCTAAAAATACTCACAAAGCACTTGACAGCCGCCAGAGGCGGTGGTATGCTTACGGTATGTCGAAGTGTATCGAAACCTCGGAAGCACAGGCGGCGAGGGAGCAGAGCCAAGGTGCTGCTCAGGAAACGCCTGTGCCTTTTTTGCCTTCGGCAACTGAGTACAGTCCGCTGCTACGAGCACTGCGTTCGCACTTTGAGAAGTACGCGGGCCTGACAGAGCCGAAGATAGATACCTTAAGACCACAGACGGATGATCTTTAAATGGCTACATTTATAAACACGCCGAGCGGACCGCAGCAAGCTCCTACGGGAATGCCGCAGCCAACTACTCAAACAGTTGGTGGATTAAACACGCTGCATTATGGTGGTAGCATGAATATGAAAAGTGGGCGGCTGAGTGCTAAACCAAAAACTGGAAGCACCTATCGCTCACGCGCCCGCATGGAAACCATTGCGCGATTAGAGAATGTCGGCATGACAGAAGCAGCAACGGCGGCTATGTTTTGTATCTCTAAAGTACGCCTGATGCAGATTAAAAAGTCGCCGGAATATCTCATGGTACGAATGCAAGTAACTCACGGCATCATCGTAGATAACGATGCGCGGCTTGCACAGATTAAAGACCAACGTAAAGAGATTCTCACCCAGATGCTCCCACCCGCGCTGCAAGCACTCGCTAACGAGCTACAGCGTCCCGCCCTTACAATAGCAGAACGTAGACACAAAGCATCTATCGCGCAGGATTTACTTGACCGCGAAGGTACTTTTGCGAAGGTGTCTCGCACAGAGATTAAGCCTGTAGATGCTTTTGATTTCGAGCGTGCGGATTCAGAGTCGCGTAAAATTATCAACGCAATCAGATCAGCAGCCCCGGCTCCTACGGAGCGAAGCGCGGGCAGGAACGAGCAGGGTGAAGATGATTTTACTACTCACTCGGAGTATGCAGTAGAAGCAAACGAGGCGTTTAGTAACAGTCACACTCTCAGTCAGACGGATCAGGAGAAAGCACTCGCTAAACTTGAGGAAGAAGCCGCGGCGGCGCTGATAAGACTTCCGCTTCCCTCACAGGAGATTCAGTAATGGCAGAGGATAGTCTTAGTAAACAAGTGATGGATGCGATAAGCGCACCAGCGAAGAAGGTAACTGACTTCGTTTCTAAAATGACAGCTGGTGTTTCTACCGCGCCGAACTCTGCTGTAAATCACGGCATGGGAGTAGAGACAGATTATAGTCGCTCTGAGCACGCTAAAGATGTGGCCGCCGCGAATGCTTCTTATGCACGAAGTGCGGCTGGCTCCGCTCACGGTCAAACACAACGTAGAGAAAGACTTACGCGTAAATACGGAAGTGGAAAGTAGGCTTTGCGTGTCGTTGCACATATATATTGATACAATCCCGCACGCCGAGCAGCGTTATCCGACCGTCGGGGACTACTGGAATGAGCTTCTACCCGGCGGGACGCCTAAAACAGAAGTTAGAATCTCTGACATGGCGAATGCGGATTATGAATTTCTCGTAGCACTCCACGAGCTTGTAGAGCAACATCTTTGCAAAATGCGTGGCATTTCTGTAGAAACGATTGATGCTTTTGATATACAGTTTGAGGCAGTACGTCAGCCTGAGAGTTTTGACGAACCGGGTGATGCTTTGAACGCGCCGTACCACAAAGAGCACGTCTTCGCTACTTGGATTGAACGCCTCGTAGCACACGAAATGGGCGTTGATTGGGACGCTTATAACAACATAGTAAACAGTCTTTAGCACGCTGGAGGTAGTATGAGCGTTAGCATAATTCTACTGGTCTTTGCTTTTGTGCTTTTTGCGATTTCTGCTTTTGTGTATCCTTCTCCCGCGCCAACACCTTGGGGATGGGGACGTTTTATAGCAGCAGGACTTTCGTTCTGGGTACTCTCGATTATCCTAGGCAGTCTTCACTTTTAACTTTCAACAAGGAGTAGAAAAATGGCAAGTTTTAACTCAATCCTCTCTGACGTGGGAAACTTCTTCAAAAAGGTTTTCACGTCTCCAATCACAATCGGTATCGAAAAAGGCATTGATGTTTTTGCTCAATCACCTCTTGCTGCTTTAGTCCTCAGCCCCGCAGGAGCGACACTTCTCTCCCGCAGCGTCGAGGCTATTGAGAATGCTGAACTCGCTGCTATCGCAGTGGGCGCACAAAACGGCAGCGGTCCGCAAAAAGCAGCATTAGTAATGCAGCAGATCGAACAAGCTTACAACTCCTTCGCTGCCGCTAACAACCTTCCAGTAACTCCCGCCAGCCTCAAAGCATTCGTTGATTCTTTCGTAGCAGTAGCGAATAGTTTTCCAGCTCCTACTACGGCGCAGCCGTCAGTAACCGGAACTGGCTCGGTTGCTGCTATTCCTTCTCCCTCAGTAACAGCACAAGCTAAGAGCGGAACGCTTCTCTAAGCAGAAAAGGACTCTCTCACTATGGCACTTCAAGCACAAGCATTCGGCGCTTTTACTCCTGTGATGTTTGCGGCGTTTGCTGCGAAGATCAAAGCAGATACAGGCGTGGATATTGAAGGTAACGCGGGCACTGTAGAGCACGGCTCGTTTACTTTCAAGTATGATTATAGCCCAGCGACACAGCTTTTTCATGTACAGTGCTTGAAGAAGCCGTTGTTTATTCCTGCTTCGATCATCATCAATGGTATCGCAGAGGAAGTAGCGGCGCTTAAGGCTATAAACGCAACAGGCCAACCCGCTTCGTGGGCGTAGTATGTTTGGACGCGAGAATAAGCACGATCGCGATGAGCGAGAAGAGATTGAACTCGCGAGAAAGACAGTAGAGGAACTTCACGATCTTATTAAGCTAGAGCGTGAAGAACTTAAGGAACTAAGACTTCACAACACCGTGGTAGGTGGTATAATCTACCTAAGGACTGATCCGATGATTGAATTGAAACCAGGAAATTCTCCGCAGTTTGGAGTAACGCCGCTGCCAGCAGGGGTGGTTACGCAAGCAGCTAATGTTAAAGTTACCAGCGCCGATCCAGCAGACGTGGTTACGTTGAATGCCGCTGATCCTACTGGGTTGACCTTCACAAACACAATTAATCCCGCCGCTGTGGAGCCTGTCAAGCTGACGCTTACATGGTCTTACACAAACTCAGACGGTTCAGTAGTTAATGTTGTTGGTAACTTTACCGAAGCCGAGATTATTACCGGCGGCGTTATGGCACAAATCGGTTAAACACTAGATAAATTAAATAACCATTATGAGCCAGCGAGAGACAGAGCAGAAGGTACGTGATGTTATCCGGTCCCTAGAGATAGGAGAAACGGGTGATACTTACGTACCTCGTTCTGTTGTTCTCGGTTATAACTTAGTGCCGCCGGATACGTTTAAAGACTCGGATGCTAAGAAAATAGCCTACAGAATGAACTCTCTAATGGATTTATACTACTTCAGCACAGTGGTTCTGGGTAAAAACCGCTACTCTAAAAACCCTGATAAGCGCCGTAACCTCCACTATCAGATGTGCCTCACTGTTATGAAAGATGGCCTCAAGGAAGGAATTGAGATACCTCGTGACCACTTCAAATCAACAGTCTACTCTGAGTGCTTTCCGATTTGGCGGGCGCTACCTTTTGGTAAACAGGAAGAAGACCTGTTTACAAACGTTGGATACTCTGATCTGTACATTGAGTGGATGCGCCGAACCCACTCCCAAGACATTCGCGTGCTCTTGGTCAGCGAAACAATCAAGAATGCTATCAAACTGGGAGTACGAATCAGCAACCAGTATGAGAACAACACGTTTTTCCGCTATCTCTTCAACGAGATAATGCCTACTGAGAAAGAGACGTGGACTAATGAGAGTATGTTCCAAAAAAGAACACAAGCTGGTCTTGCTCATGGTGGTGATGGTACTTTCGATTTTATTGGCGTTGGCGGTGCTCTCCAGTCTAGGCATTACGATGTGGTAGTACAAGATGATCTTGTAGGACGAGAAGCACGTAAAAGTGCCGTAGTGATGGCAGATACGATTGACTATCATCAAGTGCTCGTTGGAGCTACAGACAACAACCCTGATAATCCTGGGCGCGACTTTGATGAGATAGTCGTAGGTAATAGGTGGAGTCATGATGATCTCAATTCGCACATTAGACAGGAAGAACCTTACTTTAGCTGGACAACTCATTCTGCACTTGGCGGTTGCTGCTCTTTACATCCCTTTGGTGAGCCTATTTTTCCTGAAGCCTTTACAAGGGAAAAGCTTTTACGTTGGAAACGTAGGTTGGGTTCTTATCATTTCAGTTGCCAGTTCCTTAATTACCCTATCGACCCTTCAAAAGCGCGTATTACAATGGGTGATCTCAGGTACTTTAACTTTGAAAAAGTTACCGGCGCACTTAGCATCCCGAAAGAAAGTAAGATAGCTACTAGGTTGTTTGATGTGTCACAGCCACAGCAGTATAGGATAGCGATTCGCCATCACGTAGCAGAAGGTGACGTAGAGAAGGATGTGTTTCCGCGTAATCTTCAACGTTATATGATAGTTGATCCCAATCACGGGGGCAGTCATCTTGGCCAAGAAATCGGAAAGAATGGACGCTGCCGCCATGCTGTTGCTATTACCGGAGTTAGTACCGATCCGCGTAGAGTCTATCTTCTTGACCAATGGGCAAAAGCTTGCTCGATTAAAGAGTTTGTTAAACAGTTGTTTTTCCTAGCTGTTAAATGGAAGATACGTATTATACACGTTGAAGCTGTGGCGGCGCAGAAGTATCTTATCTATCATCTCAACGAATTCGTCGAAGAGCACAAAGGAACTCGTCCAGAGTTGGCGGGTATCAGAGTTGAGGAACTCAAAAGCTCACAAGCAGCGGGAGCGAAACAGGAGAGAATTGAAAACTTTATCCCTGTTATAGAAGCGCATGAGCTTTGGCTTGATGTGAATAACTGCTCTGAGTTTAAAGAAGAAGCAGAAGCATACGGACAACGTAAAGGTTTGATTGACTTACTAGATGTGCTCTCTTATGGACCGCAGGTTTGGAAGTTTCAGACTGTTTCTAAAGAGCATGTTGACGAATTTATGGCAAAGCAAATGGCGCAGTTTAGGAAGCGTATTGCTTCTGCGGTTGCCTAGGGAGAAACATTGACACTCACAGCGAAGGAAATTGAGAAGAGATTCGAAGAACATCACGAGAGAATGCATCTACTGGAGGTAGATATGTGGTTTGGTAAAGACCAGCAAAATCCTTCGGTAGTGACGAGATTATTGCTGATCGAGGAAGCTATCTCTTCTCTCAAAACTATCAAATGGCTTCTTGTTGGTGCAGTAGCTACGGCGTTGTTTAACATCTTATCAACACATATTAAGTTTTAGGAGTGGGAAAGTATGAACTGGAAGACGTGGTTGTATTCTTTGGTTGCTGCTTCTATCGGAGGAGCCTCAAGTGCTGCTTTAAGTGCGTTTGCTATGCCTGATGTGTTTAATCTTTCACATCTTGGGTTGGTACACTTAGGCAAAGCGACTTTAATTGGAGGCTTACTTCCGGTGCTTACGCTTTTAAAGCAGTCGCCACTTCCTACTTCTTCAGTAACTGTTACTACAACGCAGACAGTAGAAAAAACTGGGGACACAGTAGTTAAGGAAACGGTCTAACATGCCTTATCAACCGCCGACGTTAGTGACAAGCACGCTCATAGGGAAGGATAACTATGAGGATATTTGCACGTTTATAAAAGATCAGGTTGCGCATCTAGATCGGCGGTTGGATACTTTTAGAAAAGAGAAGCTTCCTGAGTATGTGAGACTCTACAAGGCGCGCCCGAAGAATGCTAACGTCGATTGGCCGTGGCCCGGCGCTGCTAATTTGGTGATTCCGATTATCGGAACGTATTCTGATGAGCTTCTGAGCCGCGTAATGGGTGGAATTTGGATGTACGATCCACTTTGGGCGGCAACGATCTCAGGAGATATACCATCTAAAGATGGAGAAGAACTTAAACTTATTATTCAGAACTTCCTAATGGACATGGCGTATGCGCCGGATGAGCTTGATCTTTATAGAGTAGAGCAATCCTCTTTTCATAGCGCGATTAAGTACGGTACGGGTATGATCTACGCGCCGTATGAGTATGAAACAGAGTATCAGCGTGTGTATAAGAGCGGCGGTGAGTCAGATACGTCTGATGTTATATCGGTAGATGAAGAGTATACTAAGATAGACGGCCCCGCCCCTAGACTGATGCCGCTTAATCGTTGCGTGTTTGATCCTTCTGTCCCGAAGCTTGAAGATATGAAGATGCATGGTCATATCGAGTCGTTGAATGTATGGGATATTCAAGATTTAAAAGCGAAGTCGCCGTATTATAAGCAGGCGGATATAGACTTCCTGCTTAACAGCCCTGACGCGGCGCAAGAAACTGAGATGGAGATTGAGATTAATTCTCAGTTTGGGATTGACAGTAGCGGCATAGACACAGGCGCAGCGAGATGGTATATTTACAATCTCTGGTTCCAATTCCGTTGCGGCGGAAAAGCGTATTCTTTTAATGCGCGTTATCACAAACGTAGTGAGAGAATACTTTGGATTACCTTCAACAACTATCCAAAGAACATGAAGCCATATCAGGACATGAAGCTGGCTTATGATGACGAATCCTACCTTGGAACGGGTTTCGCTGAGATGTTGCACATTGCCCAAAAAGAAGTCTCTAACAATAACAACTGGAGAACTAATAATCGTAATTATGCTATGCTCGGAGCATGGCGAATTGATCCAGAAAGCAAGCTTAGCTCCATGCTTGACATTTTTCCAGGAGTCGGAATACCTGCTAGGAAAGATGAAGTCGAGTATCTCAAGATCGGAGCTGACCTCGGTTATTCTGATGGACCTGATCAGTTCCACATGGCAGTCGCCAAGGAGCGAGTAGGAGTTGATCCTGCTATGGGTGGAACGGGTGGAGGGATAGTAAATCCGAAGCGTGGAATTTACAGCGCCGCGGGTACGAGCATGGTTATGAGTCAGCAGAATAATAGGAATAACCTTCGCACAGGTGATATGCGCTCGGCGCATGTAAAGTTAGCGATGAAGTTCCTGACGATGTATTCGTCGTTTGGCATTGGAGATAAACTCAAGAAGTACGGCACACAGGCGGACAAGCTTAAGAAAGCTTTGCAGATGTATAAAGAGGGTACTCTTGGCTTGCGCTTACGGCCCGCGTCTGCTAGTGCGAACAAAGAACTCGATCGCCAGAATGATATTCTCCTGTCGGATAAGGTAGACAGGTTCTACGCGCAGGAAGCTCAGATGGTACAAGCCATCATGACTCAAGGTATAACGCCTGAGCTTCAAAAGCTTTATATGGATCAGCTACTCGGTGCAAGAGCACTTATGAATACGCTCTTGCGTAACTTTAACAAAGATAATACTGAGACTGTCCTCCCGGATATTAGCGGTATTATTGAATCAGTACAGCAAGCTGCAAAAGCGGCAAGCGGAGTAGGAGCGGGAAATGGAAATCAAAACGGTGGGAGACCTAATCCCATACAGAGCGTCCCTCAAGGAGCTATGGGAGAAGGAGGAGTTCCAGCCAGTAGTGGCCCTGTTCAATAGTATGAAGGATGAGGCTATTACGGGTGTGAGGGCTTTGGAAATTCAAGAAGGTTTTGCTACGGGAGTTAGGGTTTCACAACTTAAAACGCAGCTTAATCTGACTAACATGCTGTTGAATCTTCCAGCAGTTATTAAGGAAATTGAAGATCAACTTGAGCATAGGCAAGCTACACTTTTGAAAATGAAAGCCTCACAGGAAGGAGCGGAAATCTAATGGCATTGTTTAAGTGGCAAAAGAAAACACAGGATGATGGAACTGAGACATTAGAGCTTCCTGATGATCTTGTGAAGAAGATTGAAAAAGGTGCAGAAGCTACTGTAAAGCTTGATAAGATCGAGCAGATGCTTGCGGATCAGAAGAGCGTGCAGGAAGCGGCTACGAAGGCTGTTAAGGATAAGGCCGATGCTGAAGCGGCGGCGGCAAGGAAGAAAGCTGAAGAAACTAATCAAGGAACGCTTGATGAGCAAGTAGAGTCTCTCATGCTTGAAGGGCGTACTAAGGAAGCTATCGAGCTTGCTACTAAGGGAAAGACTGATGCTTTGGCAAACGTCATTATGACTACCCGCGCGGATCAGATTAAACGTGAAGTGTTTGAGGACGGAGATAAGTTCAAATACTATCACGGCCCTCTGAAGACTGAAATCGACTCCCTGCTTGAGAAACAGCCTCTTGCTTTCCGCCAAGACCCTGCTAACATTGAGAATGTCTACAACACAATCGTAGGCAAACATCATGGCGAGATTGTAGAAGGTAAGATCAAAAGTCGCTTTGCTGGTGGTAGTGGCTCAGGGCATACAAATACTAGTGGTGGTGCTGGAGACGAGAAAGAGCCTCCTGTTATCACTGATGATGTGCGTAAGGCCGCTAAAACTTTCGGTATGAAACCTGAGGAGTATGCGAAGATGCTCGTCGAAGAAGGGGTAGGGTACGTATAAAATGCCTGAGATAACTCACAAAGATCAACCGAGCATTCCTGCTCCTGCGGTAGCTAAAGCAGTAGCCGACGCGGGTGTTACGACTTCTGATTTGGAGAAGCAAGTTAAGGCTATTCTCGCACAGCGTCACAAAGAAGCTGTTATAGCCGCCGCTCCGAAAGAACCAGATTGGGCTACTTTAACCGAAGCACAAGCTATGAACGCGGCGACATATATTCCTGTTATTGAGCATGATATTCCGGATTATATGAATATCAAGCTTAAGGATACGGAGTATATTCCCGTATGGGCCTCCCGCGATCAGCGGCGCTTAGGACAGCTTCTAGCCGAAGGTTATGAGTTTATAACCGAAGGCATGATGGCGGAGGGGTTTAAAATCCCACTGCTTTTCAATAGCGACAAGCAGTATGTCTATCAAGATGTTATTGCTATGCGTGTGCATAAAAGAATCAGCTTCTCCAAAGCACGCAGGGCGCTTGAAGTTTCTAAAAAGCAACTTCAAAACAACAACCGAATTCCAAAAACCAAGGTTCAAATGGAAGACAATGAGATTGATTTTGACCTTGATAATGGTATGAAAGTCTACGATACTCGGTAGGGTGTGTGTCAAACGTCAACGCTGTATAACCTACGGAAGGACAAAAGAACATGGCTGGAGCGAATCTTACATCGCATCTGCCGATTATGCAAGTGCAGGAGAAAGCGGGTACCACTCCGTTTACGAATGCGCAACCAGAAGCGGCAGGGCAGACATTTAAATCCGGCGCTCCTGTACAATTAAATGGCTCTGGCTTTGTACAGGAGTGGGACGGAACGACACACACTGCTGGGATTCTCGGTGTTGCTGAGAGTTTCGGTCTTAATCTAGGAAGTGCTGGTGCAGGTGCGCCGACTCCTCCTTTCGGTGGGATTACTGGTGTAGGTGCGATTCAGACGTATGGGAGTGTTATCAATCAGCCGAGTGCAGTTAACATCGCTCTTGGTACTCCTATCTCGGATGGTCGTACTCTTTATATGGAGCCGCGGGAAAGCACGATCTTCCAGGCTTTGTTTGACAACTCTGCTGGTACTGTCGCCGCGAATTATACTCCGACGCAAGCTGATATCGGTGTGGCGTATGGTATGACTCGTGACGCGAATGGCTACTGGTATGTAGACAAGAACCTCACTGGTGCTAGCGCCGTTTGTCAGATCGTAGCACTTCCGCAAGGGAGTATCGTCAACGCACTTGTTAACTTCGTATTCCTCGCCGCAGCGGTGCAGGTAATCTAACTCGAAGGAGTCTTTTAAATGCCTCAAGTACGAGCGAAATATCCTCAATTAATGCAGCCGGGGCTAAAGAAGATTTACTTCGATAGCCTCGACAACCAGCTTAAAGCTTCTGATTATCCGAAGGTTTTTAATGAAATGGATTCGGATAGTGAGTATGAGCAAGAGCTGGAAATGGCGGGCGTTACTGCTCTTTATGAGAAGCCCGAAGATGCTTCAACTGCTTATACAGAGATGAAGCAGGGCGGTTCAAAACGTGTGATTCATCTTACGTATTCTTTGGGTATTCGAACATCCAAGGAATTGTATGATGATGACAAGTACGGTCTGATTAAAAAGGGACCGACGATTCTCGCACGTTCTGCTGCTTTCACGCAAGAGATGGTAGCTTGGAATGTATTCAATCTCGGCTTTACGTCCGCGGTTACTACGTTTGATGGGCTTTCTCTCTTTAACAATCAGCACGCACTGATTGGCGGCGCGCAGGCTACGAATTTAGCACCGGGAATCGCTGGTGTTATTAGCGCGGCGGGTACTTATCCCAATCGTCCGGCAGTGGATGTGGATTTCTCAGTAGCAGGGCTTCAGCTTGCTACTAACCACGCCGCCCGTATGATTGATAACATGGGCTTCCCGATTCGTCTGCGCTGGACGAATCTCGTGACGCCACCGGAACTTCGGTTCCTTGTACGAGAGATTCTCGGATCTCCGGGCAAGCCTTATACTTCTGACAACACGATTAACTCGTTGCTGCCGGAGGATTATAAGAACATCGAAGTACCGTGGCTGAACAGTCCTAGCGCATGGTTCTTGATTGCGGATAAGAAAGATACTGCTCTCCAAGTTCT